ATGATATTAAACGGCATCGAAGACGAGACCGAGCTGTATCCGCCGAGCGACGTCAGGTTAATTCGCGACATGCAGTTGGAGTACAACCGCTGCCGCGAGGGCCTGAAAGAGCAGCGCATCGCCGGCCGGCCGTTCACCGCGGTGGTGGCCGGCAGCATGGACGAAGACGACATGGAGAAGCTGACCAACCGCGAAGCCAATGCGGTGATCGAGTTCAATGCGCTGCAGCCGCAGCAGGACATCAAACAGCTCCTTCAACCCTACGCAGGCCCAGGGATTGATCCAAACTTGTACGAAGTAAATCCGGTTTACGAAGACATTCTGCGGACCACCGGCATCCAGGAAGCCAACCTTGGTGGCACCAGCAACACCACCGCGACCCAGGCGCAGATCGCCGAAGGCAGCCGCATGACCAGCATGGGGTCCAACATCGACGACCTCAACGACCTGCTGACGCAGCTGGCCCGCAACGGCGGCCAGATACTCATGCGTGAAATGTCGCAGGAACGGGTGAAGAAGATCGTCGGCCAGGGCGCGGTGTGGCCGGCCGAGCCGGTCGCCCAAGACATCGCCAACGAGATCCTGCTGGAGATCGAGGCCGGTTCAATGGGAAGACCTAACCAAGCCCAAGAGATCGCCAACGCCCAGCGGCTCATGCCGCTGCTCATCCAACTGCCCGGCATTGACCCGGAATTCCTGGCGAAGGACACGCTACGACGGCTCGACGATCGACTCGATCTGACCGAGGCCTTCAAGTCGTCGCTGCCATCGATCGTCGCCATGAACGGGGCAATGTCGGGCGCGGGCGCCGGCGGGCCGACTATGCCTGGCGCCGGAGCCGGCGCCGGTGCGGCGATGGGGCCGCAGGGCGCAGTCAATGCGCCGGATGGCGGCGCCGGAGCGGCGCCGCCGCCGTCGGCACCAGACGCGCAGACAACTCTGTCCGGTTCACCACCAGGGCGGCCGCACCCGATGCCGCAGCAGGTGACGATGCCGACCATGCCAGGTTGATGACAAAGAACCTGAATTGACGTAATGATCAATTGAAGGTGCCGATCGGCACCGGGGGAATTCAGTATGGCAGACGACGACAAGCACCTACCCACCGCGGTAGAGCAGTCCGTCGAGCAGGTGCCTTCGCCAGGTACGGACGCCGGCGATGTCGGCGGTAGTCTCCTAGACGCCATCCAGAGCGCAGTGCCTGAGCTGCGACAGGACGACGACTATTCAGACACCGACGGCTCAAAGGGGGATTCGCCATCCCAAGTCGCAAGGAAGTCCGAACGCGAACCCGAATTGTCGGAAGAGCCGACACCTGACGAACTAGCCAGGCTTTCCAAAGCCGCGCAACGGCGCATCAAGAAGCTGAACTCGCAGCGACAAAAACTGTCGGGCGAGGTGCAGCGACTGAAGGCGCTCGAGCCGGACGCTGATATGGCGCGCAAGGTCACCGATTATCTTCGCAAGAACGATATCGGTCAGGATGATTTCCTGTTTGGCCTTGAGCTGATGGCGGCGATGCGCCGTGGTGACTTCGTGAAGTTTCATACGGGCGTGCAGCCCTACATGAAACTCTGCGAGGAGTACCTCGGCATCTCGCTACCCCCTGATCTGCAGCAGTCAGTGCAGCAGGGGCATATGACGACACAAGCCGCGGCCATGTACTCGCGAGAGCGCATGGACAAGGCGATGGCGCAGAACAATGCGGTCCGACAACAGGCCGCGTTGCAGCAGCACCAGCAGATGTCGCAGAACCAGCAGCAGCAAATGCAGCGGGAGATCTTGGCAGAGAAGGTGGCGATAGCCGTCAATAACTGGGAACTGGGAATAGTGCGATCGGACCCTCGCTATGCGGCGAAAAAAGCCGCTGTTCAGTCCACGATGATGGCACTCGTCGGAGAGTACGGCCCACCCAAGTCGCCCGAGAACGGCATCCAGATCGCCCAAGAGGCGCTCCGCCGTGTCAACGAGCAGTACAAGGCCTGGTCCCAACCTCAACGAATGCCCACATCGCGCGTCCCGAGCAGCACCGGAAGAACCGCTGGTGTGGCACCCGAGCCTACGTCGCTGCTGGAAGCAGTCAGATTTGCTCGCGAGGGAGCGCCGCGCCTCTAATTCCAGAGGTGCTTAAATGCCTACCTATTCTGCTCCACTGCTCGCGCATATCACTACAGCTGCGCTGGACTACTGGATGAATAAAGGGACCGCCTTCCAGGAGGCGATCCAGGAGAAGCCGCTGCTGGCGGCGATGGAATCCAAGAAGAAGACCTTCCCCGGCGGCAAGGGGAATATCATCATCTCGGTCAAGGGTGACTTCGGCAACACCGCGGCGCCAGGTACCGACGACCAACTGAAAGGCTATCAGTTGGATGACGTGGTAACCTACTATACCCCAGCCAACCTGACCCAGGCCGTGTTCCCGTGGAAGGAGATGCACATCGGTATCATGCTCACGCACAGTGAGCTGAAGACCGATGGAATTACTGTTTCCGATTCCGGCAACATGGACGACACCTCCGAGCACTCCGGCCGCGACGACACCGTGCTGGTCGGACTGTTGCAGGACGCATTGCAGGACGTCAGCGAGCAGTACGCCCGCTGCATGAACAACCTGCTGTGGACCAACGGCGCCACCGACGCCAAAGCTTTGGCCGGCATGGCGGCGTTGATCACCGACGATCCGTCGACCGGCATTGTTGCCGGCATCAACCGGGCGCAGAAGCCGTGGTGGAGAAACCGCGCCTTCACCTCGGCGATGGGTACGGCCGTGACCGGCACGCCGGCATTGTCGGCCTGGGGCGGCGGACCAATCACGTCCAGTGCTGCCAACGGCGGCGCGCTGATCACTCTGCTGCAAAAAGAGTATCGTCAGCTCACCCGCTACGGCGCCAAGCCGAACACTGGCTTCTGCGGCTCCGACTGGCTCGGTGCTTTGGAAGCTGAACTGCGTGCCAACGGTAACTACAGCATGCAGGGCTTCTCCGGCGCCAAGGACGTCAGTGTCGGGCAAATTTCTTATGCCGGCACCGACTTTGAATATGACCCGACGCTGGATCAGCTCGGCAAGAGCAAGCGTTGCTACTGGTACGATTCGCGGGACATCTACCTGGTCGCCATGCAGGACGAGTGGCGCCACCAGCACTCACCGGATCGCGCACCTGATAAGTACGTGATCTACCGCAGCATCACTTCGACCGGGCAACTCTGTGCGCGGCGCCTTAACGGCGCTGTCGTCATAGACATTGTCTGATCGCAAGCGGCTAGGGCGCGCGGGGGAGCGGACACTCCTTAGCGCGTCCTGGTCTTTTCATAGGGAGACAGCATGTCGAAGCAGATCCAATACTGCGCCTGCAAGATCAACCTTGCCGGCCAGAACTGTCACACCGTGATCTATGGCGCACACAACGCGGTGACCTGGCCGGAGATACAAGTGCTCCAAACTTTGCACGGCGACGAGAACGTCATGGACATTATGCCGATCGGCATCGGCGAAGTGTGGCCGACCGAGGAGAAGAACCGACTGATGTCGATCTACGGCCGTGAAGTTGTCGAGCGGTGCTTCCCGGGGCGGGCCTTCCGCATGGACTACATGATGACCGACGAGGTGAACCTGCCGCGCTACGAAGGCGGCGCCATTTCCACCAAGGTTGCGCCAGCGATCACCAACGGCAACGGCGACGACGAGGACGACGACGGCGAGGACGAGGTCGCCAAGGCGGAAGCCCAACTCGAGCCGATCTTCCGGCCGGCCCGCGGCCGGCGGACACCACCGCCACCGGAGCATAAGGACGCCGTCTAGTGCCATTGGGGGTAACGCTGCTGGAACTGCGCCGCGAGCTGCGTGCCGAGACCGGCACGTCGCTCAACCCTGCCCAGGGGATCCAGGCGCAGGATACGATCGACATACTATTGGCCAGACAGCAGCGCGAGCTGTGGGACGCCTACAATTGGCAGCACCTCAAGCTCTGGGTCGACGTGCCGGTTATCGGCGGCCAGGCGATCTACACCTACCCGCCGGAGATGGGGTTCGACCAGATCGTCCACATCTACATCGCCCAGGTCACCAAGGACGATCCGGTCGACGCCGCCAAGATCACTTCGTCGACCGCCTGGACGCCGCTGACCTACGGCATCAAGGCGTTCATGACGCAGCTCGGCCCGACCCGATACGGCAAGCCGGTGCGCTGGAGCAACCGGGTTACGGTCAACGTCGCCGGCCCTGCGCCAGTCACCAACCCGGTCGGTCAGTTCCAACTGCTGCCGACGCCGGAGGATAATGTCTCCAATCCGAAGCAGAGCTACGTGCTGCGGTTTGAAGGCATGGCACCGCTGTCGCCGCTGGTTGCGCCGACCGACAGTTGCATCATCGATTCCAAGGCGATCGTGCTGTTTGCCGCGGCCGAGATGATGGCCGTGCAGAAGAGTGAAGCGGCGCCGATGAAGCTGACCAAGGCGCAGAATTACCTGCGGCGTTTGCTTGCAGATCAAGGCGCCGACAAGCGCACCAACTACAACATGGGCGGCATCTTCCGCGGAGGCTTCGACCCCGACAAGACCCAGCGTAGCGTTCCCTACGTCGACTACATCCCGAACTGATGGAGGGAGTAGTTGCCCTACTTCACCATCACCGACTTCGCTGCCGGTCTAGATCTACGGCGCAGTGAGCTGACCGCTCCCGCAGGCACCCTGCGGTCGATGCGCAATGCTCATGTCACGCCAGGCGGTGAAATTGAAAAGCGCATGGCGTTCGTGCCGTTCTGGTCCTGCGACCCGGCCAGCCGGGGCCTCGTTGAGGTCAACCAGAAGCTCTACGCCTTCGGCCCGAACGGCCCTTACAAAGTAGAACCCCCATCCGGCGTCTGGTCGATCGGCGTGCTCGGGCAGCAAACCACCACGCTGTACGAGATCATCGACTACGATCTGTTCGACAACAAAGTGTTCGTGATCCTGTGGAAGGACGCCGCCGGCAATGTCGGCCGCTACTACGACGGCCTCGACCTGCCGCTGGCGCGCGGCTTCTACTGCCGCACCTACAAGAACAAGATGTACACGGTCGAGCATAGCATCCTCTACTTTTCCGCGATCGGTAACGCCGGCGACTGGTCCGGCATGGCGCCGCCGAACCCGACCAACTTCATCGACCTGTCGATGGGCGATTCCGATATGACCGATTCGGTGGCGCTCGAGGTCTACTACGACAAGCTGGCGATCTTTTCCTCGACCGCGGTGCAGCTGTGGATCATGGATCCGGATTTCACGAAGAATCAGTACGTGCAGACCCTGCGCCAGGCCGGCACCACGGCGTGGCGTTCAGTGATGCAGTACGGCTCCGGTGACGTGATGTACCTGTCGCAGTCCGGCGTGCGCTCGCTCCGCGCCAGGAACTCATCACTGGCTGCGGCGGTGTCCGACATCGGCTCGCCATTGGATCCGCTGCTGCAGGATCTGTTCCGCAGCATGGGCAAGGACTGGATGAGCGGCACGATCGCGCTGCTGCAGCCGGTCACCGGCCGGTTCTGGATCATCATGGCCGGGTCGAAGGACAGCGAAGAAGCGCCGATGACGTCGAAGATCTACGTGCTGTCGGCGTTCCCTGGGCCGAAGATCACCGCCTGGTCGGAGTACGACGCCGGCTTTGTCATCACTGCCGCGTGTCTGCATCAAGACCGGGTGGTGGTGCGCGACGATAACAACACCGTCTACGCCTACGGCGGCATCTCCGATGTCGGACCCATTTATGACGACTGTCCGGTCGAGTTGATCTTCCCATTCCACGCCGGCGAGGGCGTGGCCACCTTCAAGGGCTTCACCGCGCTCGATGCCACCTGCTCCGGCGTGCCGTGGCAGGTGTCGGCCGCGTTCAATGTCGCCGACCCTTCGGTCGAAGACGTCATTGGTGAATTCAACGGCCCGTCGTTCCCGCAGGGCAAGATCCAACTCTTCGGCCACGCCACCCACATGTCGCTGCGGCTGCGGTCGCAGGAGCTGGGGCCGCAGACCCTGTCCAACATGGTGGTGCATTACGCAGGGGCTGAGACCGGATGATCGAGATCACCAACGCCGACCGCGGCATGATCCAGGCCGTCCTCGACAACCTCCGCAGCGACGACTTCGCGGAGATGGACGCGGCCGGCACCGACCTGAGCCTGCTGGCCTGGCAATTGGCCAAGCACAGCACGTTTTCGTACTGCGCCTGGAGCTACGAGCACGGGCCGATCTCGGTGTGGGGAATGGTGCCAAAACGCCAGGGGGTCGCCGCCGGATACGCTTTCGGCACTCCTGAATGGAGCAGAGCCGTGCTACCAATGGCTCGGCAGATACGGGGGTTCGTACTGCCACTATTGGTCGAGCTGGGTATCCACCGGGTCGAAGCGGTGGCACTGCTACGACGTGACGATGTCCGCAGATTTATGAGTTTGATCGGCGCCAAGGCCGAAGGCGTGCTGTCCGGCTATGGCACTGCAGGCGAAGACTTCGTTTCGTACAGGTGGTTGTCTGATGAATATTCCTATCGTCGACCTGCCCAAGCCCAAGCGTTCTGTGCGCACACCGCACATTAACGTCCGCATGGCCGAGGCTAGTGATGCCAAGCAGCTGGCCGTCTTCCTCGGCGAGTTCTTCCATCTGTCAGGCTGGGCCAAGCACCTGAAGTATCACCAGGAGAAAACCGAACGCTACCTAGAGAACGCGGTCGGCACTCAATTCGCTATGTATGTGATCGCGCTGGATACGCTGGACAACAACAAGCTGGTTGGCGTCTGCAGCTACCACGTGTTCGAGGTGTTCTCCGAGCCGATGGGAGTAATGGACGAAACCTACACCATCCCGAAGTACCAGCGCACCGACCTCGGCCGCCGCCTGGTCGACATGGTCATCACGCTCGCCCGCCGCGACGGCTGCAAGGTGATCAACTTCCCGATCTGCTCCGGCATGCCGGAGCAGAACTCGCTGATGAACATGATCGGTCGGCACTTCGGTGGCGAGCCGGTCGGCATGATTTTCACGGTGGTGCTCTGATGGGTGGCAAGGGCAAAGGCGGGGCGCCGCCTGGCGGCGATGCGATCACCTGGGGTCCGCTGGCCCGGGCGAACGGCTGGGGCTGGGACAAGGAGCAGCCCGAGGCTGCGGCGCCCGAAGCGCCGCCGGCCCCGGCAGCGGCAGCCACCGCCGCGCCCGAGCAGGCTGCGGTGCAGGAGCAGGCCACGCCCGCGGCGGCCGGCCCGCAAGGCCCGATCGGCGAGCCGACCCCGCCAGGCCAGGCGACCGGCGGCAGCATCAACACCACGCAGGACACCGGCGGCAGACTGGCGCAGGCGATCACGGCGGCGCCGTCGATGTGGACTGACCGGCTGAAGAAACAAGGCACTGACAGCATGACAACGACCGGACAGGTGTAACCATGCCGTGGAACGACATAGGCGGTAATTACCATTGGGGATCCGAGCCAGGCTGGACAGCAGTGCCGGAGCCGGCACCCGAGCCACCGCCGCCGTTAAACCTGCCGATGGCGCCGGCACAGATGGCGCCACCGGCGCCGGTGGCGCCGCCAGTGGCACCGGCCGCTC